AAGCAACAATTATAGTGGTGATAGTCCGTTTGATGTGGGCTGGATGATTAAGAATGCAGATGTCAACCACGGCAACGCATCCTATATGGTCATTGACAACTTGTTCGTGAGAATGAAAGCGATATTCACGGCATTGGAGATTCGCAAGATTTCTTACGCTGGAGGAAATATAGTTCTTTCTCACGCAGGTAGCACACTTGTCAAGGTTGTTCCGTTGACCACAACAATGCAGCCAACTGTTGTAGATGGCAAACTTACCATTAGCGGTGATTTGGCAAGAGTAGAGAATAATAGGTTAATTCTTGATAGCGGTACGGTTGTCGGCAACAGAATTATATTGGATGGCTCACAGGAAGTGCTATATGCTTACAGATGTTACATTAAAAAGGATGATGGAACAACTGCCACTGAAAACTGGTGGAGAGCGGATGACCAAGCAAGATGCCAAACATTCAACATAGATGAAACAGGCACTTATCACGATGTAAGCAACTCGTTCTATTGGCGAAGAGTGATGAATGTCGGCTCGGAAGTGCCTATTGGGGAAACGACAGATGAGGTAATGGATTATGTTGACTTGTCTGCACTTGACTGTATTACTGGCTCAACCGTTCCACAAGCAGGAGATGTGATAGTACAAATGGGTAACAGAACGGATGTATCACGTCAAGGATTCATCAGTCTTGAAGTATATGGTGATGATGCTCCTGCATTCAAGGTGTACAAGAATGTAAATGGCTACACCTTGAATGGAAAAATGCCAATCATCATTTCTCCTTACAACACATCTATTAAGGCAAGACGTTTGTCAATCGAAACAGACTATGATGTGCAGATTGTACCGATGGAACGTGGTGATTGGAGTCTTATTCCCGAACACAAGTGCTATTACTACGACCAAGTGCAACATAATGGTTCTACATGGCTTTGTATATTCCCAGAAGAAGGAAGTGGTGGTGTGAAGTACACAACCGAAGAACCAAGTTTTGAGGCAAATTGGTGGAAAGTTATCGCACAGGCTGGTAAAGATGGTAGTGATGGTAAGTCGTTCAATATACTCGGCTCTTACGACACAATGGCTGAGCTTATTGAAGCACATCCGACAGGTAGTGTGGGTGATGCTTATATTGTTGCAGAAGATTTGGTTGTATGGGATGATGAAAACCAACAATGGTCAAATAGTGGAAGAATACAAGGCGAAACAGGAAACGGAATAAGAAGTGCTACAATCCACTATGGCACATCGGCATCCAATACTACTATTCCTACCAACTGGACAGCCAATTATGCCGATTTGCCTTATACACAAGGTGAATGGATATGGACAAGAGTTGTTCTTTCTTACACCGATGGAACATCTGCCAATCCGTATTACACGCAAGCACGAATTGGTGTAGATGGCTCATACAAGTCAACAGCATTCACAAGAAGCAACAAGCAATTGTCGGCGACCACACCGACAGGTGGTGATTACAGCAATCCATTGCCAAACCAACAGACAGTACAAGGAGAGGTAATCACTTGGAGTGATGGTATTCCCGCAGGTGAGGCTATTGTGTGGGCTACGTCAAGAGTCTTTACTCCCACTGGTGCAAGTTCTGGCTGGAGTACGCCAAGACAAATGACGGACACATCATCAAATGATGTTGAGTTCTCTGCTAATGCGACAAAGCCAGCCAATCCATCAGACAATGAATCGGAACGTGATGCGCAAGGTTGGCGTGATGCGACAAGAAATCCATCCTTTGACTTCACTACGGCAATATGGAGGGCAGAAAGAACAAAGCAGAATGGTGTATGGAGTGATTGGGTAATCGAAAAGATAAAAGGAGAAAGCATTAACAAGACGGGTGAAGATGTCAAGTATGCTTTAAGTGATAGTGGAACAGTTGCACCACAATCAGGATGGCAGACAACAAAGCCAACATCAACCGACACAATGCGGTGGATATGGACTCGCACCATCATAACATGGTCTGATACTTCCACTACTACATTGTATCAGGCAGAACGTGACCCAAATGACGGAGTTGATGGTATGGAGATTGTTGTTGGAACACAGACAATCAAATATGCCGTTACCGACAATGGTTCAAGTCACCCATCAGAAGATAGTCCACTTTGGCAAGACACTTACACTCCAGTTCAAGGGAAATGGCTGTGGTCAAAGATTACGACACCATACATTTATGATGGTGGTGGTTCGGCTGGCACAACCGTATCTTACAATGTGTCATATATATCCGTTGATGGTCGTGGTATATCAAGTGTCAATGAATACTATCTTGCAGGCAATAGTTCTACAACACCACCTACTGGAACGTGGGTGACTAATCCAAACAATGCAGGTTGGAGTGCAACCAACAAGTATCTGTGGAACTACGAAGATGTTGTTTACACGGATAGTACATCAGCACCTACAACCAAGAGTGTTGTTGCTATTTGGTCGAAAGACGGGAAAGGCATTGACAGTATTGTTAATTACTACAAGGCATCATCAAATCCTAACGAACCAAGACCTGCTGTGGATGGTACGGAAGGCTGGACTACATCTATACAGACCATATCGCCAGATGCGATTTACTTGCACAACTACGAAAAGATAACATATAGTGATGGCTCAACTCCTTATCGCAGTGATTCGCACATAATTGGGCATTGGGGCATGGATGCGCTTGAAGCATCGCAACTAATCCTTTCTCCGTCTTTGATTGCCATTCCAACCGATACGGATGGTGTGGTGCTTGAAGATTTCAGGCAGGAGATTGAGGTTTCAATGAAGACCTATTCCGATGTTCTTGCATTGAAATCTGTTGACTTTACGGCTAACGAAAATGTGGTTGTGGAGGCATCCACATTGATTGCAATGGCTTGGTCGGGTGCAAGTGTTCAGACTGGTCGTCTTGTTAATGTTGAGGGCAGTGTCAATAATGGTCGCTTGACTATTTCTGCTGATGATTATATTATAGTTCCAACAAAGATTATAGTCGAGGCTACAAAGGGAATTACACTAACAGAACGTACCGTTTCCATTACTGCTACAGCATTGGATGAAGATGGCAACGAATATAATGGTTACAACGAATTGACAGTGCAACGTCAATACATCACAAATGATGCTATAAATGTTGCGCTTTCCCCATTTGCTGTTTTGTTCTCACAAGACGTTTCAAGTGACGATGATACAGCAGAACATGCAATAGCACAAATTACACCAGAAACCATTGCATCACAAGTTGTTGTAACAAAGGGAGAAACACCTATCACAACTGGTGTTGTTGTTTCCGTATCAAGTACATCGCATTTTAACACAAGTGGTGTAACCATTGAAGGAACTACGATTACTCTTGACAAGGATGGCATACAAGTTTATGAAACGGATGGCAGATACTATCCATACGACAATGGCTACGTTGATTTGAATGTTGCCTATAATGGGGAGAACTATCCATTACGTTTGCAGTTCTATGTAAACTTGATGGGTAAGTTTAAGACAACTATTGAAGGAGATGTAGAGACAAGTATAGCAAGTAAGAAATACTACGAATACAACCCTGCAACAGGTCAGTATGACAAGGAAACTACAATGGGCGAGTTTGTTCGTTCTTCCTCAAAGAATACGTCTGTACTTACCGAAACGGAAAATGACGCAATTTCGGCAATGTCTGAAGTATTGCAGAAGGTTGACAACATATCGCTTACCGTCTATGAAAACAAGGACGGAATAGACTTGTTTACGCATACCGATGACGTTGTTGTTGGTACTTCGTGGACAACAATACCTACCACAAGCAACACCACCAACTGCAAGACAATGTGTGTTTCTATTCCGATGGAGATAGAGAAGAAATCTGCTGATTCAACCATCAATTTTAGAATTTACACAAAGAATACAAGTGGAGGGGCAACGATTGATACAATTATTCAGAGTTGTACATTCAACAATGGAGTTTTGACATCTACTGGAAACAAAAGCAGGTTTGATGCAATCACTTCATACGTCAGGGACTCGAAGGAGTATGTCAAAGGTGTCTTATACTTTGAAAAGACTCAATCATCTACCTTTAAAATGGTTGATGTCGGAGCAAGAAACACAGGAACAACCGTGTCATGCACTCTCTTTAAGTCTCGAAAGTTCTCTGTTGGTGTATCTTTGAAGGATGGATTGATAGGAACTGGCATTGACATAGCAAACGGCAAAATTACAAACATCGCAGACCAATGGGAGTGCCAGAACAATAGTGGTGTCAAGACGGCTTGGCTTGATGATATGGGCAACTTCACTGTGCGTGGTGTCTATAACAATCTCGTTACGGAAATCAATTCTGCGACAAGTGATAAATATATTGTTTGGGAAGATGAATCAAGTTGGAATATACATGGATGTATTGATGTGTTAAGATGCGGAAATATCATTAGAATAACCAAACTTCCAGTAATGGACGCATGGGATGGTGGAAGTACAAATAAACTTTTAAGACTTCCTTGGTTTTTGTCTTATGATAATTATGACAGGACAATGACCAATAATCCTTATACAGAAAACATAGGAACACACCTTATCAAAGGAGATGAAATGAAACAACTTGTTGGACGAAAAATAGATATTATTTTTGACATTCCTTCAAGTGACAATATCGGGGTGTGTTATCTGGAGGGTGCATTCAATATTAAACCAGCTGCTCTTGATAGTGATATTTCAAGCACAGTTCGTTCTTTAGCAAACGGACAAACAACCGTAAATTATGAAGCAGACATATTAAATAATCGGGCAAGCATTCGAATCGTAAAGAAGATGACGGTTCATTTGGAATGCAAATTGGTGTGGGTTATAAATGGTGCTGGTGTTGATGCTAACAGAAGAAACTACTATGCTTATGTATGGACGGCATACAGTTCTTATGGAGAGTCTGATAGGAGAGAAGATATTGATGAGGAATGGACGTAACAACCACAATTACCCCATACCCACAGACGTAATTACGATATAAGGTAAAACTAAAATACGATACACTATATGGAAGAAAAGAAAGTAAAAATAACAGCATTCTACATTTCCACGTTTGCGACACAGCAGACAAGGGAATGGACGTTTGAAACAATCCTACAAGCAAAAGAGTTTATTGAGGGGAACATGGATGAAATATCCAAGCCACAATATAAACTCGAATCAGTGACAGATGATGTAACCCGTTTCACGGCATTCTCATTCTCACATCTTGACATTATCAACCAATAAAATTATACAACTATGGCAAATATTACTGAACTTCAATTACAAGGAGATTCTACCGTTCACAAGTTGAATGATGCAAGAATCTCAACAACGGCAGTTTCAACTGCAACACACTTTTTGGCAACTGATTCGAGCATTTCTTCTATTGCTCCAATCACCGCCGCAAATTTGGCATCAGTTCTTGGGGCTGATAAACGGTCTGAATTTGTTGACCTTGGACTTCCATCAGGAACTTTATGGGCATCTAAGAATATCGGTGCTAATAACATAACCGATGATGGATTATATTTCTCATGGGGAAATATTGATGGTCATACGGGTTCTGATGGATATGATTTCGGTTTATCAAATGACGGGCCTTATGCTTCAACTGTAGGTGCAGCACTTACTGATGACATCCCAATTTTACAGGATGCTGCTAATTTTTATCTTGGTGGTACGGTAAAAATGCCAACTCTTACGCAATTTCAGGAGTTGGCTAATGGTAATTATACCACTAATGAATTGGTTACTTATAATGGTGTGGCAGGCTGTCGCTTCACATCCCGCATCAACGGCAATTCTATCTTCTTCCCCGCCTCTGGCAACTGCTACGGTAAGGTCTTGTACGGCAGAGGCTTATACGGCTACTACTGGAGCGCGTCGCTCCGCTCGCAGACGAACGGCTACAATCTGTACTTCAGTAGTGGAGGGGTCAATCCAGCCTTCGACAGCGATCGGTTCCATGGGTTCGCTGTTAGGGCAGTCATCTAATACTTTCCAATATGATAACAAAGACGAGAAACATCATAAGTTCAATCCTATGCTTCATCTCCTGCTGTTTGTTTGGTGGTATTGCATTAGCATTCTGGATGGTGCTTGAAGTCAATATAGCCAACAAGAACGACGTGGAAGTAAGCAAAGAAAATATACTACGATACTCCTTTATTGGTGCTGTCGGATATATCATCAATGTTGCATTACTTATGATTGGATGTAATAACTGGTGGTTTGATTGAATAATAAAACTAAAAAGAAAAATGATACAACAGGCATTACATTCATTGACAAGGATTCCCCAAGTCCTATCTACAGGATGGGGATGGGTGACACTCGCCTCAATCTCCGTCCTTGACTACATCGCGGGGCATTCATTCGTGGTGTTCCTCGTTGTCGCAGCAACATTGATTGATGCGGTATGGGGAATAGCGGTAAGTCTAAAAAAAGGCGAGTTCACAAAGTCCGAGCTGGCACGTCTGACGATAGCCAAACTTGCCGTGTACGGATGCGTGATGTTCGTCTTTATCGGACTTGACAAATTCATCAACTCAACCATCACGGCATCCATTATCGGTGCGGCAATCGTGTTAGTGGAGTTTTGGAGTTCGTGTGCATCCATGCTCATCCTCTACCCGAATTTCTTATTCCTTCGACTTCTGAAGAAGGCACTCACTGGCGAGATAGCGAGCAAGTTAGGCATTCCCGAAGAAGAAGTTAAAGAGGTCTTGGAGGGCAAGAAATGACAATGGATGACATCTTGGGCATAGCCATCACACTTGTGTTAGCATCTATTATAGTAGGACAATTAAAAGATAAATGATATGGCAATATTTCTAAAAAAAGGAGACAGGGGTCTTGATGTCAAGACCTTGCAACATTATCTTCACTTGTACGAAGATGGCATCTTTGGTGTGATAACCGAAGAGGCAGTCAAGACCTTTCAGCGCAGAAACGGTTTGAAGGTGGATGGTATTGTCGGCATGGCAACTTGGTCTGCTCTTGTTCCATTCATCATCAAGAAGTCTAAACGTAAGATAACTGAAATCATCGTGCATTGCTCTGCCACACCTGAAGGAAAGCATTACACCGTAGAGGATATAAGAAAATGGCACAAGGCACAGGGTTGGAGCGATGTCGGCTACCACTATCTGGTGTATCTTGACGGTTCAATCCACAATGGAAGAGACGTGGATATAGTTGGTGCCCATTGCACTAACCATAACGCACATTCCATCGGAGTGTGTTATATCGGTGGTGTAGCCAAAGACGGTAAAACACCCAAAGACACAAGAACACAAGAGCAAAAGGACAGCCTGTTGTATCTGTTAAGGGAATTGAAGGTACTCTATCCCGATGCAGAAATACATGGGCATAACGATTTTGCAAACAAGGCTTGTCCGAGTTTCAATGCTCGTGACGAATACAGAAACATTTAGGTTATTTTAGGTTTATGTTAATATTGATGTTAATTGTTAAGGCAGACACTTGTGAAAGCCTCTGCCTACCTTTTAAAACAAAACGATTATGAATAAGTTTTTTGAAAAACATCCAAACCTTGCATCCGCATTAGGTGTTATTATTTTCTTTGCCACCATTGCCTTATTGTCTGTATTGACAGCAGGATGCAGGAGCCAACAGCACATCGTGGAAATAGTAAAGACTGACACTCTCCATGTGTATCATACTGACACAATGAAGGTAGTGCATAATGATACTATCTATTCATTCAAGGTTGAGACCAAGCACGACTCTATCATCATCAAGGAAAAATACTACCTTGACGCTGACGGGAACGTGACATTGACAGAGAAGGAGAAGGAGTTGTATCGGGAGAGTGACACAAATTCCCAACTGATACTGCACACCGTTGACTCTCTCGTTCAGGCGAAGGTAGATTCCATCTATGAATCCAAATACAACGAGAAGCCCGTGGTTGTGGAAGTTGAGAAACCTACAGCTTGGTACACAAAAGTCTGGAATTGGATTGTAGGCAAGTTCGCTTGGATAGGATTGGGTGTTGTTGTGCTTGCTGTTCTTTATTTTGTGTGGAAAAGATTAAAACCTAAAATACCATAAATGAAATTAAAGAATCGGTGGCAAATCAAGCATTTTATCGCCGATTTTAGAATTTCAGAATGAAAAAGGGGAAACAAAAAAAGAATCCCCGACGTACATACAAAATCTCACCTAAGTACATACGAAACCTACACGATGGTTTGTCGAAGATTCTTTATCTCGCTTTCCATCATGTAGGTTTTTTCTATTGTAAAATTGTACAGGTGAGATTTGCGAGTGCAAAGTTATAACATATTTTTAGAATTTGCACAATGAAAGCAGCAAGAATATTGCTTATAGGTTGTGAATTGCTCAAAATGATGTCAATTTGTGACCTTAAAATTGATGATTACAAGTATTTGGAGCTTTACTCAGAATACGTTAAAGCAAGAAACCATAACGTAAAGTATTCCGCTATTATCTGTGAATTAGCGGAGAAATACGGAATTAGCGAAAGTTCCGTGAAGAGAATAATAAGAAGGTTTGAGCAAGAAATATAGGTTTCAAATCGTGAACTCATCCATTTGCCGTTTTAGTTGTTAGTGGGTGTGAATAAGGGTAAATTTGCCTTGTCAATGCGCATGACAAAGTTAACAAGATTATTCACAACACAAACGCTAAAATCTATGGCAGAAATCTATTCTATTCCCGACAACAACGGGAATAACAACGGAATCCCTTTCAGCATCCCTGTAGGCGGTTTCGGTAACGGGTTTGGCTTTAACAATGGTCAGACCAACCTTATGGATTTGCTTGGCTTCGCTATTGTAGCAAGCATCTTCCCTAATATGTTCGGTGGTTATGGTAATGGCTTCGGTGGTAACTGGGGCGGTGGCAATGGTGCAGCAGGTTTCCTGTCTAACCAAATCAACAACGATTCCGGTCGTGAACTTATCATGCAAGCAGTGACCAATCAGGGAGAAGCATCACGCACGGCTATCTCTACTCTGAGCACTATGCTCGGACAGGACTTCAACCTTGTCAATGGTGCTATTCAGAGTGTGCAGAACGCACTCAACACAATCGGTGCAAATCAGGGCATGAACGCTCTTCAAGTGATTAACGCTATCCAGAACGGAAATGCGTCATTGGCAAGCCAGTTTCAGCAGTGCTGCTGCCAAAACCAGTTGGCTATGTGTCAGCAAACCAATACACTCCAGCAGAGCATCAACGGTGTAGGTCAGCAGGTGGCTTCAAAGGCAGCAGCAGACCAACTCGCCATGTGCCAGCAAACATACGCACTCACCGACACGATGAACCGCAACTATCTTGCACTTGACAACAAGATTGATTCTCTTGAATCATCTCGCAAGGATAGAGAAATTACGGCTCTCACAGCGGAGGTTGCTTCATTGAAGTCGCAGAACTTTACTACAGGTGTCGTTCAGCAAGCCGTTGCACCTATCCTCGGTCAGCTCGCTGGAATCCAGAACGAGGTGGACGGCATCAAGAGTAAGCTCCCGAGCACCGTGCCAGTTCAATATCCAAACTTGCAGGTGGTCAATTCCACTCCTTACATGGGTGGTTTCTACGGGAACGGATTTGGTAATGTAGTTTTCTGATATAAGGCATAGGAGGTAAAAGTATGAATTGTAATTGTAATATAACAATAAATGCAGGTGGTCAGCCTTATATCACGAACACACAAGTCACCGTAGGAACGGAGGCAGTCAATATCGCACTCGGTTGGAGACGTATTCAGCCTATCGGTTATTTCACGGTACGCATGGAGAACCCCATTCCATCCGATGCAACGACCACTTTGCCTGTTACGCTTACTTTGAATGGAATCACAAGACCACTGACATTGCCTAACGGCACGGCGGTTACTGTCGCAGATATTCTTAATGTAAGTGTCATGGAGATTCTTAACGACAAGTTCAGCGGCATCTTGGCTTTGATGTCAAGGACTATTGTGTGAAACAAGTTATCAACCAAAAAAGTAAATAACAATGGATTTTATCAGCCTTGGGGTGGGAGCACCCTTCTATATTCTCCACAAGGGAGAGAAGCCGACATTGGAAGTCGGTACAGTCAAAACGAAGTCAGACCCGAAGCCACCGTTTCAGGCGCAGACACCAGGAGTGTTCAACGGTCTAACCCAGATGCAGAATGTGATAGATGTCGTTGTTTCCGTGAATGGAACGGACACGCCATTCTCCAATCTGAAAACCAATGCCGAGACGGAGCAGTACAACAACGGCAAGACTCTTGTCAGTTGCTCACGGGAAGCGATGTTGCAATCGGTGGACTCAATGATTCAGGCATCGAAGAAAGCCTTGGAACAAGTGGACTATCACAAGTCAGTCTTGAAAGAGGGCGAGAAGATGCTGGAGGTTTTGAACCCTACTTATGCCGAGAACAAACGGAATGCAAGAACCATCAAGGACTTGCAGGAGAGAGCAGATGCACAGGACAAGAAACTGGACTCGATACTCTCTATACTCACGGAACTAAATGGTGGTTCTGCCCCAAGGTCAAAATCCTAAAAACAATCAGACGATTATGGGAAGACATTTTATCATTGTTGACGACAAGAAAGACGATGGATACATCCGTGAGGAAATGTATCGCCGCATGGGCGGGTATCGCATGAATGACGGAATCCGTATGGGAGGCTATCGTGATGACGAGAAAGAGTACGATGAAGGCTACCGAAAGGGCTATGAGCATGGTTTCAAAGACCACGAATGGGATGAAAACTATCGCCGTATGCGTGACTCCAGAGGTCGCTATATGTAATTGAGAAGGGATTGGGGAATGCGTTAAGTTTTCCCCGATTCCTTAACTTGTTTATAAGAACGTGTTAAAAAATAAAAGAGAACGTAACATGAAACAGTACATATCGGAAGAAGAGGCAATGTATGAAGACCTCTACCACGGCAATTTCAGCCGAAAACTCGCATTATGGGCGATTGACCGAATGGAGAAAGAAAACCCCACCACAGGCAAATTAGAGCCGATAACAAGGCGTTCATTTGACGATGTGATGGAGATAATGAAGGCAAACAACGTGAACATACCCGATGAGCACGTTTATTCTGCTTATTACTTGTATCACATGACACTTGCAGACTACCAAGAGTCATTGCCAACTGACAAGCATCGTGCAAAGTATGTCGAGGAAACTCTTTGCGACCCAGACGGAGAACCACGCAACGTGCTTGACTGCTTTGTGACGAAAATGTGCAATGCAGGTGTTCCTATTTATTGGGAGAGATTTTTATGATTCAGACGGGTTTTCACATAGGCAATAAAGATTGGTGGATAATGGCGACATTAGACATATCCGACCGAGAGGATTTGCGTGATGTATATGAGTCACTTTTATCCGTAGGTGTACCAGATTTCAAGGCAAGAGAGGTGTGTATGGTTCTCTCACAACCAAACAGGGGATATACGTTGACGGATTACGATGGGAAATACTCTCTCATGTTCATTAGCCGTGCTACAAGTCCTTCGCAGATGTATGATTCTATCGACCACGAAAAGAAACACGTTGTCGAGCATATCAGCACCTATTACGGAGTTGACCCCAAGAGCGAGGAAGCGGCATATCTGTCAGGCGAGTTGGGTAGGTTGTTATTCCCTGCCGCAGCCTATGTGATATGCCCACATTGTAACAAATATAAAAAATAAGACAAATGGAAAGAGAAAAACTTTTAGAAGAGTACAAGGTGACATTGAACAGCCTTGTGGAAAAAACAAAGTTCGTTTACAGCGAAGCGTTCTATGAACTTGACGAGTTTGAAAAGCAGAAGTACAACAAGGACAAGATGACCACCGAGGCACATCTGAGTACACTATGCGAATTACTTTGGGGTCAGAAAATTCAATTTGACAATGGAATCGGGAATATGTTTGCGCTTGGTCTATTGGGTTCAATGTTTGGAGGTGGAATGTTCGGAGGTTCTTCTGGTTCGGCTTCACTCGCAAAGACAATCGAGGCAAATGAAGTGGAAGAAGGTGTGTCTGAATAGGCGCACCTTCTTATGTTCATAATCTTTCGTAGATCTTCACAAACTCACACACAAAGTCAATAGCCTTCCCAAGTTCTGTCGGGTTCACCATCCTACAATGATTGGGAACTTCATCGCTCCTTCTCCATCGGTTGTGTTGAGTGAGTATGGCAAGGTGATGCCTTTTCTCTTCATCAGATACAAAATCCGCACAAGCCTTTCTGTCACACCTTGTCAGCATGGGGTCATCACCGTCTTTTGGCTCATCCCAATAATGCTTCGCACAACATCCATCACCATCCGTACATTCACCAAAGAACCAACAGCAGCAGCCACAATATTTTTCAATCTTTTCCTTTTTCATATTCCTTGCATTTGTTATAATAATATTCTAACAGCTTCGTCAGGGCAAAATCATTCACCCATTTTGGGTCATCAATAAATGTTAGGATGGTCGCCAAGTTTCGGTTGATGTCATACAGCATTCCATCTAACGGTTGTTTAATAAAATCATCAAAGTTAATAGACTTTAATCCTTCAAAATCGGCAAATACAAGATTGCCTTTCTCCCATTCTGAAAGCACTTTATCTTTGATGCTTTCCAGTTCTTTTTGTTCCATAATTCAATATATTTATATTAACGAAATGCTTGCAATTCTCTCCACATTCCCCGTTGTAGAAGTAGGCTGTTGTCCATCCGTGCTTGATTAGGTTCTTTCCCAACCAATATCGGTAGCACTGGTCTTTCTTTTCGCACTCATTGTTTGCACAATGGAGGCAATCGTGCTGATACATTGGCATGTTCAGTCCTCCTTTCCGTTCTCTTTTGCGAGGTCTGTCACGGCTTGCGCACCATCAGCAACTCCTTCAAGATAACGGGATGCACCATAGCCTTGTTGAATCATCAAGACGGCTGCTTCAATGTTCTCTTCTGGCATTCCGTAAAAACGTAGCCAATAACTCAGTTTAATGTTGTCTGTCATAATTTATTTGTTTACGTCAATATACTTCCCAAAATTCAATCCACTTGCCTTATCCATGTTCTTTATCCAAGTGAGGACAAGTCTTTCGGTTGCATCCTCTACATCACTATGGGTGTTTTTCTTCACTTCAGTTGCCACATCTACAAGTGCGGTAGTAAATCCCATGAGGATGTTGAGTGCATCTTCTACTTCATTCTCTCGGAATAATGTCGTGAGTTCTTCTGCATAAATAAATGCTTTCTCTTTGTCTATTGTCAGTGCTATGGTCATAACTACTCAAAGATTACATTGTCTATAACTATTTTCTTAAACTTACCACAACCAAGTGCTTCAAGGCTTTCTATTGATTTCCCGAATTGTTCCAATGTTGGGATTTTCTCACATCCTTCAAGTTTGTAGTTTCCGCTTTCGCATACGAACTTCATGTCGAATTGTTTAATCTTTTTCATAATTCTATTGTCTTATTGATGTTGCACAAACGCATGGCGTGTTGCAATTCGTGAACATATTTTGCATGAATATCCACACTTCCGCTACCTGTTAGGATTGACAAATCATACACAAATTCGTTGTCATCGCGAAAAGCCACTGCTATATTGATACCTTGTTCTGTATATATGTACCATTCATCATCTAACACAAACTCATTCTTTTCAAGAATCTCCGCTGTAAGAGGGATAGGCTCTACATTGTCTGCATTTACCCATACACTCTCTTTTTCACTCCAACCGACTTCATTACTACCACCTTTGTCGTAGAGTGATGTAACCTTTATAATCTGACCACGATAATTAACGTAGTCCCCGATTTGAATTTCTTTTGCTTTCATAATTTTATTCTTCCATTACAGGTTCATACGTTTTTATTTCAATTCTATCCATCTTCGTAGTTACAAGATAACCTACAATATGGGCAAATTCATCCTCGAACTCTTTCTTCTTAACAATAATTTTATTATCAACTATTGTTGCTTCCATTCCTTCTGGAATAGTATATTCCCAACCACAAAGTTCACTATCCTTTGCTCCAAATGGGATTTCTATTTCTTTTAATTGTTTTTCCATAATCAAAACAAATTTAATTCATGTAGTTTGGTAATCATTTTGTAGTAAGCATCAACAGGATTACTTGCTATTTTCTCAATGTAATCATCATCAAATTAAATTTTCAAGACAATACTTTATTGCTGCTTCACATGCTTTCTCTGGACTATTCCAATTCTTACAGCATTCAATACCATCATCACTTCCATTAAAATCTAAATCTTGTATAGAATAAGTGTACTCCAATTTCTTGTTATTGTAGTTCTTAATAACATAAGGCTCTATATATAAGTTATGTGATTCTCTCAGCCATTTCATTGCCTTTTGTAAAGTAATTTTCAATACAGGTTTTTTACCTTCTTTAAAAAGCAATCTATTAAGTTCAGTAACTGGTTCATTAAACCCTTTTTCTCTGAGTAGCTTGGATACTTCATCAGAACAATAATCTTCTGTAATCATAATTAATTTTTATTTGGTTTTATACATATCTTCAGGCGCCTCCAGTGCAAGACCCTTTTCAATCAACCCACGAAAATCAAAGTGATGTACATTGAGCCAATCTTGAGAGTTATATAGAGCAGGAAACGGTTCTCCATTCATAGGATGATTTGC